ATGGCAAAGCTGACTGATTGTAAGACACCAATTGTTCGATTCAAAGGGTTTGATGGAGATTGGGTAGAGAGGTATCTTGGTGATCTATGCTCTTCTTTAGATTATGGACTTAATGCTGCTGCAACAAAGTTTGATGGTAAAAACAAATACCTGCGAATCACGGATATAGATGATGAAAATAGAAATTTCCTTAAGGCGAGTTTAACCTCACCTAAAACGGATCTGGATTCATCTCAAGGCTATCTGTTGAAGCAAGGAGACATTGTTTTTGCGCGAACAGGTGCAAGTGTTGGAAAGTCTTATATCTACAAAGAAGAGGATGGACGTGTCTATTTTGCAGGCTTTTTGATTAGAGCAAGGGCTAATGCTGGCGAGAATGCAGACTTTATCTTTCAAAACACCCTTACAAAAAAATATGTGAAGTTTATCAAACTTACTTCTCAGCGGTCAGGGCAACCTGGAATAAATGCGAGAGAATATAGTTCCTTCTCATTTTTTTGCCCAACAAATCAATCCGAGAAATCAAAAATAGGTCAATATTTCAAAGAACTGGATCGATTGATTGAGCTGCATCAGCACAAGCATAAAAAACTAGTGACGCTAAAACAGGCGATGTTGCAAAAGATGTTCCCTCAAGGCGGGGCTAGCGTCCCTGAGATCCGCTTTAAGGGTTTCTCTGAGGATTGGGAAGAAAAAAATTTGGGTAATATTTGTGAAATTGTTGGGGGTGGTACTCCAAGCACATCAATTCCAGAATATTGGGGGGGTAATATTGACTGGTATTCTCCAACTGAAATTGGCTCAAACGTCTATGCTCGTGAAAGCGTGAAAAAAATAACTCAACTAGGTTTAGATAAGTGTTCTGCAAAAATTCTTCCAGCATGGAAAACCGTATTGTTTACCAGCCGTGCGGGAATTGGCGATATGGCAATTTTGAAAAAACCAGGATGTACAAACCAAGGTTTTCAATCATTGGTTTTAAATGATGATATTGATACCTACTTCATTTATTCCATGGGATATATGTTGAAAAATTACGCACTAAAACATGCTTCTGGCTCTACCTTTCTGGAAATTTCAAGCAAGCAACTCAAAAAGATGGAAATACGTCTTCCCAAACACAGCGAACAACAAAAAATCGGCGCCTACTTCCGTAAGCTGGACGAGTTGATATCCCAACATTCCGCCCAGCTTGAAAAGCTCAAACAGATCAAATCCGCTTGTCTGGCGAAAATGTTTGTTTAATCCGAGACCGATCAAAGCAACCTAAGGACAGCAGCCATGACAACGTTTTCCACAGAAGCCGACTTCGAGCGTGCCGTAATCCGTGAACTTACGCAGCGCGGCTGGGAATCTGCCGTACTCAAAAACCCGAGTGAGAAAGATTTGCTGGCTAACTGGGCCAGAATTCTGTTTGAAAATAATCGTGGTATTGATCGGCTTAACGATATCCCCCTCACCGAGGGAGAGATGCAACAAATAATCGAGCAGATCACCGTTCTGCGCACCCCACTCAAGTTAAATGGCTTTATCAATGGCAAGACCGTCGCTATCACCCGTGACAACCCGGAAGATAAGCTGCACTTTGGTAAGGAAGTGAGTCTCAAAATTTACGACCGCCACGAAATCGCCGCAGGCCAGAGCCGCTACCAGATAGTGCAACAACCCCGATTTGCTCGTGGTTCATCGGTTCTTAATGACCGACGTGGCGACCTGCTATTACTGATCAATGGCATGCCCGTCATCCATCTGGAGATGAAGAAAAGTGGCATACCGGTAAGCCAGGCCTATAACCAGATTCAAAAATACTCCCGCGAAGGTATTTTTACGGGCATCTTTTCTCTGGTTCAGATTTTTGTGGCGATGGAGCCAAAAGAGGCGCTGTTTTTTGCCAATCCGGGACCAGACGGTACGTTTAACAAAGACTACGCTTTCCACTGGGCTGACTTTAATAACGAGCCTATTAATGAGTGGAAAGCCTTCATCTCTGGCCTGATCTCCATTCCCATGGCGCACCAGCTGATCGGTTTTTATACCGTCGCTGACGAGTCCGATGGCGTCCTCAAAGTAATGCGAAGCTATCAATACTACGCCGCCCATGCCATTTCCGACAAAGTCGCAAAAACCGATTGGAAGAACCCCAATCGCCTTGGCGGCTTTATCTGGCATACCACGGGAGCGGGAAAAACCATGACCAGCTTCAAGTCTGCCCAGTTGATCGCCAACTCTAAGGATGCGGACAAGGTGGTCTTCCTCCTCGATCGTATCGAACTCAGCAACCAGACGCTGCTGGCTTACCGAGACTTCGCGGGTGATGGAAATTCGGTACAGGCCACAGAAGACTCCGGCGTTCTTATCAATAAACTCAAAAGCAACGATCCGGCGAATACGCTAATCGTGACGTCCATTCAGAAGATGAGCCGCCTCAAGGATGAAGAAGGTGGCCTAAAAGCGCACGACCTGGAAAAAATACGAGCCAAGCGCATCGTTTTTATCATCGACGAATGCCACCGCTCGACGTTTGGCGATATGCTTATTTATATTAAGCAAAGCTTCAAAGGTGCTGTGTTTTTTGGCTTTAGCGGCACGCCAATTCACAAAGAGAACACGCGTAAGGACAATACCACTACGGATGTTTTTGGCTCCGAGTTACACCGCTACAGCATTGCTGATGGCATCCGTGATAAAAATGTTCTTGGTTTTGATCCTTATCAGATAAAAACATACCGCGATCGGGAATTACGCCAGGCTGTTGCACTGGAAAAGGCCAAAGCTGCCACACCTTCAGAGGCTTTTGCCGATCTTAAGAAGAAGAAAGTCTTCAACCGCTACATGAATGATGTGCCGATGGCGGGCTATTGGGATGATTCAGGCGTTTATCAATGTGGTATCGAAGATTATTTGCCCACTAGCCAATACAGCCGTGAAGCACATCAAAATGCCGTCGTTCAGGATATTGCAAACAACTGGGTTACGCTCAGCCAGAATGGGAAATTCCATGCAATATTTGCCACCCATAATATCCGAGAGGCAATCACCTACTACCGATTGATTAAGAAGCAACTGCCAGCATTAAAGATCACTGCGCTTTTTGATCCGAATATCGATAATGATGATGACAGCGCCGGTGACGTTACGTTTAAAACCAACGGCCTCGTCGAGCTACTGGAAGATTACAACCTGACGTATGGGCAAAACTTCGACCTTGGTATTCATGGGAAATTCAAGAAAGACATCGCCGCCAGGTTGGCTCACAAAAAACCCTATGCTCGGCTTGCAGCTGAACCCGATAAACAACTTGACCTGCTAATTGTCGTGGATCAGATGCTGACTGGCTACGACTCTAAATGGGTGAACACGCTTTACCTGGACAAAGTGCTGCAATACGAGAACATCATTCAGGCATTTTCTCGCACCAACCGTTTATTTGGGCCAGATAAACCGTTTGGTACCATCCGCTACTATCGCAAGCCGCATACGATGAAGAGAAATATCGATGCCGCAGTGAAGCTCTATTCTGGTGATAAGCCCATTGGTCTCTTCGCTAATCGACTGCCAAGTAATATCGAGAGAATGAATGCAAGCTTCGCCGAAATCACTGCCATTTTTGATGACGCTGGGATCGATGATTTCAAAAAATTACCAGATGATTTAAGTGAGCGAGCCACTTTTGCCAAATATTTTCAAGAATTCAGCGGCATTCTTGAGGCGGCCAGAATACAAAGTTTCACTTGGGAACAAACCGAATATAAGGACGAAGATGACCCAAGCCACACGGTCACAGTCGATATTTTTCACCAACAATATCTCACTCTGCTACAGCGCTACAAAGAACTGGGCAGAAGTGGTGGTGGTGATACCAATGATGCGATTCCTTTCGATATCGACAGCCATATTTCAGAGATAGATACCGGTAAGATCGATGCTGACTACATGAACTCACGCTTTAAAAAATATCTCAAAGTCTTGCAGGACGGTGACCATGAGATACGGGAAGCAACGCTCAGCGAGTTACAACGATCTTTTTCTTCACTTTCTCAAGACGAACAAAAAATCGCCGAGATATTTTTGCGGGATATGCAGCGCGGCGATGTAGAGATCGACCCCAGCCGCAGCTTCCGCGATTACCTGACTGACTATCAGGCCCAGGCAAAGAATGCAGAAATCGAGGCCATCGTCAAATATCTGGGTATTGATGCTGACAAACTTGTTGCGTTGATGAGCACAAGGACCACCGAAGCAAACCTGAATGAATATGGTCGCTTCGATGAGTTGAAAACAACGGTCGATAAGCAAAAAGCTAAGGCTTACTTTGAAGCACTCGAAGGGCAAGCTATTCCCCCTTTTAAGGTGAATATCAAGACGGCTGAATTGCTTCGCGACTTCATCATTCAGGGAGGCTTTGAGTTAGAGATACCTGTCCAGGGGTAAGATCCCAATTAGCATTAAGCACCCAGTTTCCACATTTAAATAAATCTAAAATGGGGAAACTGGGAATTTGTTATATCAATAAAAATCTGTTTTCGTTTACTTTCTTATTTCTAGCGAATAATTTTTTAGCTATCCCAGTAGCTTCTGTTTATACATGTAGGCAGTAATCTATTCACCATCTACGGCTTCACACTAACCCGCCGTCAATTTCCCAAAATCAAACGGACTAACCGCCTTCTCTCGGTTCGCATCGAGAAAATCTGCCCACCATTGCAGCATCAGTTTGCGTTCATCCAAATGCTCCGCCTTATGAATGTACGCCGCTCGGACGCCTTTACGTTCCTGGTGGCTCATCTGCCGCTCTACCGCATCCCTAGACCACAATCCCGACTCAATCAACGAACTACACGCCATGGTACGAAAGCCGTGACCGCACACTTCCGTTTTGGTGTCGTAGCCCATAGTTTGCAGCGCTTTGTTTACCGTTCCCTCACTAACAGGTTTTCGTGACGAATGATCGCCAATGAAAACCAACTCACAATGCCCACTCACCTCTCTGATCTTTTTAAGGATCTCCAGTGCCTGACGGCTTAGTGGAACAAGGTGCGGTGTGTGCATTTTTGAGCCACGTTCAGAGAACTTCACGCCGGGAATCCGTTCACGCTCAGAGGGAATCGTCCATAGAGCACGCTCGAAGTCGATTTCCGGCCAGCGGGCAAAGCGCAGTTCACTGGAACGGATAAAAATCAGTAGGGAGAGATTAATAACCCACTTGGTAAACTCACGACCCTTATAGCCATCTATACGGCCAATAAGTTCAGGCAAACGTTCGAGCTCCAACGCCGGACGATGTTCGACTTTGCCGGGCATAATCGCCCCTGCCATATCTTGCGCCGGGTTATAGTCAATCAGGCCGTTTTGTACGGCATAGGTCATAATGGCAGTCACGCGTTGTTTTAGGCGTTTAGCCACTTCTAAGCGTCCAGAGCGTTCGACGCTTTTAATCGGTGTCAGCAAGTCGCGTGTTTTCAGATCTGAGATGTGTTTGCTACCGATAGCGGGGAAAATATTGTCACTGAGACTTTTCAGGATACGTTCAGCATGGGATTCCGACCATTTCTTGTTGTCGGCGTGCCATGCACGAGCTACAACTTCGAAGGTCTTTTCATCCTCTTCCTGTTTCGCTTTTACCGCTTTCTTATGTTCGCGGGGATCGATCCCCGCAGCAACCTGTTTTCTGGCCTCATCTCTTTTCTGACGCGCTTCAGAAAGAGAGATTTCAGGATAAACGCCTAACGCCAAGAGATGTTGCTTGCCACCAAAACGAAAACGCAGCCGCCAGTATTTGGAACCATTGGGATGAACCAGCAAAAACATCCCATCACCGTCAGTCAGTGAATACTCTTTTTCTTCTGGTTTTGCCGAACGCACTTTGATATCGGTCAGAGCCATTATCAATATCCTCATTGGTGCTTACGGTGAGTATACAGAGCAAGATAGAACCAACATATATACTCAGATGTATACTCACAAGCAAGTTGATGTAGGTTGAATTGCGTTGACGTTGGGAGAGTGTCGAATGAAGGGAAAACCAGTAAAACTGTGGGTTTTAGGCAAAAAAATAGACGTCTGTTGACGTCTATTGATTTATCAATGGTGCCCGGGGCGGGACTTGAACCCGCACAGCGCGAACGCCGAGGGATTTTAAAAAGTTACACCACATTAAATAAAACAATAGGTTAAATGATATCAACGAGTTGCAATTACGGAATTGTACGGAATATTGCGCTACGCTCGTTTTTGCTGCCACCACATCGGGCGATGGCAGCATTCTGATTACTTATCTATTTCTAATGAATCGAATGGATTTAAGGTAACAGCCGCATCCAGATGATCAGGGGCAAAGTGGGCATAGCGCATCGTCATCGTGATAGTGCTGTGGCCTAAAATCTGTTGCAGTACCAGAATGTTTCCGCCGTTCATCATGAAGTGTGATGCGAATGAGTGACGTAAAACGTGGGTAAGCTGCCCGCTAGGTAGTTCAATGCCAGCCCGTTTAATGGCGTACTTGAAAGACTCATAAGCTGGGGTGAAAAGCGCCCCACGTTTTTTAGGCAGCAGGCTGCGCATCTTTTCCGAAATGGGCACCGTTCTGTTCTTGTTGCCTTTCGTCCTGATGAAAGTTACGCGATTTGGCAGGATTTGAGATTGCTTTAAATCCTGTGCTTCACTCCACCGTGCTCCGGTAGCCAGGCACAAGCGAACGATAATACCCAAATCCTTATTGTCTGATTCATCACACGCAGCCAGCAGGCGCTTTATTTCATCTGGATAGAGAAATGCCAGCTCCTGATCACCTTCTTTGAATTGGCGTATACCATCCAGTGGATTTTCTTTATCCCACTCCCCCATTCTTTTCAGTTCGGAGAAGACTGCACGCAGGTAAGAGTATTCACGGTTGACCGTCGCTTCTTTCAGAACGGCTTTCCCCTTCGGATTCCACTCACCTTTAAGGCGTCGTTCGCGGTACACGGCAAACATATTTTTATCAACGTCGATAGCAAACGGATCGCCCAAGCGTTCACAAATGGCGAGTAATTTCGTGTAACGGGAATCACCGGATGACAGAGTTTTGCCGTGCATGTCATACCAGCGCTGAACCAAATCTTTCAGAGTGATATTACTGGTTGTGGTATCAATGCCTTTTTTATCGGCCATAAGGCGGCGCTCATAAGAAAGCGCCTCGCCGCGAGTGGCAAACTGTTTGCGGATACGTTTACCATCACGACCATAGGGGAAACACTGGCAAAGCCATTTGCCGGATGGGAGTTTACTTACGCTCATTCTCGGTCACTCTGACTAACATCTCTTCTACATCACTAAGTAAAATGCGTGAATCATCAACACTTTTAGAATCGATAGTTGTCTTTATGTAAGTGTCGTTGGCTGTTCTAATTTCAACGGAAATATGACATCTATTGAATTGAGCTAGTTTTTTTAATGCAAGAAAAGCGAGCTTAACTTTAGGTGCCAAATCCTCAGCCATAGTTATGAATTTTTCAAAATCGGCGCGGCTGAAAATCTCAATTTTGCTCACTTCTAGTTCAACATCTTTCATTGATGCGTTAAAATCATCAATACAGTTGTTGTCAACAATAAATTGGATATCCTTTATGCGACTCATATTCGGTAAATCTCCAAAGTTTAATAATCGTTTTAGTCGAGCATCATTTTTCTTATGCCTTGCTTTCAGGCAGTTATTTAACGGTGGCTATAGGGATGTACGTTTTAGTATTTTTAGCCCTGGAAAAGATCCAGTAATGCCAGAACAAGGTTTTGCATACATGCTGTACGATGGGAAAGGTGAATGGATTACCGTTTGCTGTAAAGAGCGCCGTAGTACCAACAATGCTGAATTACAGGAAGATAGTGAGTATGCTGATCGTTTTAAATCACTAATCGGTATGTTAAACATCCCTTTTCACCCTCATCAGAAAGACAATATAAACTCTACCAATGGAAACACTAAGGCATAATAGGGTTTTATAAACTTGCTAGTGCATTAATCAAAGGCACTAGCAAATCATTAAATATAAATTTAATAGCCATACCTAATTAACCAATGCATACAGATATAAATTGTTTCCCCATATCTGTAACACTCAATATTTTTCTATTATAGTCAAATTGGTGGTTTTCTTTTAATGGCACACCACGACTTACTTCTTTCCAAAAGTTACTATTGGTAATTTCATCATAAGCAGATGGGTTTAAATACCTATAGCCTGTTGGTATTTCAAGCAAACCAAGTCGACATAAATTATAGACATAAGAAGAAAATAGTTGTGAGTGCTCCAATTCCATTCCAAATGAAAAAGAGGAAAGATTACCAAACACAACTTGCTCACCATGATCACGATTATCAATGACAACAACATCTATCAGTGGAATTTCTTTTTTATTTTTCATAATAGAAATTACTCTCGCTTCATCTGCTGTTAGTTGCTTAATAATTTCCACGAAAGCAGGGTGTGCTTTATCCGCTTTGTTTTTATCCATAGATGAAGCAAGCAAGCCTGCGAACAGATCACTTAAAGACTCATCGTTTGCAGTATACCGCAATGCTTCAATGGCTGGCACGGCCACATTAGGTTTAGGTGTGATAATATCTTCTGGCTTAGTATCTTTTAATTTTTCAGCTACTTTAGGTATGAACTGATTTTGAATTTTTTCATACCCCCAAACCATTACGCTTAACGGTGAAAGAGCAACATTTATTGATTTGGCAATAACGGCAAGGCCTTTACCTAGCTCCTGCGCTGCTGGTTGTATCAAATCCTGATACACTGGCACTGACTGTGTAAGCCCAGTCACAGCATTAATAGTTTCCGCGACTTTATTATTTCCAGAAGACTTATCATTTTCAGAGGTATTTTCATCAGTCATGATTAGCTCGCTAATATAGTTAAATTTATATTCTTAGAGAAACTGATATCAATGCGCCAACAACATCCCCAGCACGATCCCCGCCGCAAGCACTGCGCCAAAAATCCGAGGTTCTGCTTTTAAGGTATTTACCGCATCTTGCCACGTCTGCGCTTTTGGGGGTGATGCATTGGGTGTAGTTCTGCCCTGCCGTTCATCCAGCCATCTCATTGCTTGCTGAAGCTGGGGGCGAGTTAAATCAATTAACCGGCTTGTACCAAAATTGATGTGACAGAAGCGCGTAAGCTGTTCACGTAATTCGTTCTGCTGTGTGCTTCTTAATAATTGGGACACTAATTTTTTATTAGCATCTTTTTCCCGACTGCGATCATGTAACGCATTCAGGAAACTTAGCGCCGTGGAATACTGGCTGATGGTGATTTCTTCAATGCCATTCACACCGAGTTCAGCATGTAAGCGACGCCAAACAAAACGAGCCTCTTCACGCCCTGCTTCTGCAATATCTTTTACCAGTTGGTTTAATTGGGAACGCTGTGCACTAACCAACGGGCGCAAATCTTCTTTAGTCTGTGGGGCGGCAATATTGATATTTTTTTCGTAATAATCACGTCCTGCGACCCGATTACTATCCCCTTGAGCCTCTACGGTCATCCATTACATCCTTGCTGCTTCGCTACTTCTTGCCTTCGTGATAGTCCCTGCCCGCTACGCGCTGGCCGCTACCCGTTACGTTTATCGATCCTACTGTTGCAGAGCTACCCGCCGTCAATGCAGCTAAAGCAGCGGCTTTTATCGCCAGTGGCGCAGCACGATAGATTTTGATTAGCTCTAATTCATCATTGGTCACGTTGCCGATATCTGGAAATTGGTTGCCCGTAAGCACATACCACGCATCAATCCCTTTTGATAAAAGGGCAGTCAAATATTTTGAGTCAGGTGAGCGCTCATCCCTCTCATAATATGCTTGTGTATTGCGAGAACACCCAACTAAAGCCCCAAAATCGGCTTGATTCAGCCCTAAACGTTCTCGTTCCTCTCTGAGACGAACCCCAATCGTTGTCATTTTTCCATTTTCATGTTGACTTGAACACAAATGTGGTCAAGAATGATTTCCACAGGCTAACAGTGGATCACAACATACCATTATGACACAAGAAAATCATGATCAGAGCGCACAGTCCAACACCAGGGATCGTGCTGTAGCTAAGGAACAAAGCGCAATGGCAGGGGCTAAGCATTTCACTACTGACGGTTATCTTTTCTTGGAAATGTTAAGTGCCACGTCTGACGCCGTGATTATTCGCTTCGACTGCATCGCTGCTGTTGTAGATGCTGGGAAAGCAGGAAGTGAAGTTCATCTGTTATCAGGCGGCAAGATTTTGGTGAAACATTACGCCATTCACCTGATGGAATATATAAAACAGGCATTTGAGGACGTGAGGAATAAATTACCCGAACGCAAAGAAATTTTGCCGCAGGTGATAATATCTACCATTAGTAAAAAAAATAAGGCCGAACTATCCGGCCTTAAATATCCGATATAGAATTAAATTATTCCAGAACTCATGCTAATCCCGTGTGGAATGATTTTTTCCTTTAATTTTACACCGATTATTTCATGAAGTTCATTAACATCAGCCAATAATTGATTATTTCTAATTGGCTGATTAATAGAATCAAGCGTTGATATTAATTGATTCAGATGAAATAACACTTTTTCTTCTTGAGTCACAGAGACATTCCTTGTGTGGTTGGTTGATTGTTCGCACTTGAAGCCTACCACAAAACCACGCGCCGGACGTGGCTAAACATTCCGGCACATAAACCTTAATAGTGGGAGAAGTAACAATGGCAGCTATTAGCGAACAGAGATCGCGTTTACCGCGTGGTATCGCGTCAAAGAACCCAACCCCAATGCGCTTATCGGACGATGAGCGCGACAAGTTAGCGGCACTGGCAGCACAAGAAAGCCGCTCACTTTCAAGCATGGCCCGTCTGGTGTTTCTGCGGGGGCTGGAATCTTTTAACGCACAAGGATAGTAGGTGGTGAAATGGCTAAGGCATTAAACATTAATATCACCGTCCCTACCCCATATGTTTCATTAAAAACATATTCAGAAATGACGGGTATTCCATTGCGTACCTGCGAAGGAATGGTTTCTGACGGAAGGATTATCATTCGTCCCAAAAAGGCGCGAATGGAGAAAGTCGAGGTTAATTTAATCGCCATGCTTCGGGATGCGATAACCAATAGCGAAATTTAATCATGGAAAAAAATCGACTGGCATTTTTTGGTATTGATCACGCATTAATTAAAGTCAGCGAACATACCAGCGTTTATCGCGGATTTTCTATTATTCGCTGTCCCAGAACAGCAACTAACCCAATAACGCGTTATCGCGTAAGTCAGGGCGATCAATCATTCGGTATGTTTGATGCGCTGGGTCAAGCAACTTCTTATATTAACGAACTGCACGGCATGAGGAATTCAGCATGATTAGCACAGCGCGTTTATTAAAAGAAAAATCACCATCACCGCAGCAAGAAAATAAAGGCTGGCTGGAATTACCAAACGGCCAGCGTTTCCAGCCTACTCCCGCGCAGGCTTATTTTGCGCCGTGGAGCAAAAAGCCCCGTATGCTAGCGCCTAAAAAGCGCCGTTGGTTCGCCCGCTTGATGGGTATCGCGGCGTAACGTCATGGCTAATACCGAAGCCGCCCGCGCCGTTCCGCTGAGTATTGCGGCAAGAACTGACGGGCTGAACCACATCGCAATGCTGAGGGGAAAACACTTCAACACAAACAGTGAAAAAGATATGTGCCGCTTTATTGACGATATGCGGGATAAGATAGACGACGATTATCATCAAAATATGCGCGTACTGTCAGCGATATTTGAATTAGCAGATATTGATAAGGAACGGCATAACCTGAAATTTAATGAACTGACAACTGAAGAAAAAGCAAAGCTGATTAAAGCGATGAATAAACTTAAAGCAGTTGTGAGTTTATTCCCCAAACATTTAATTCTTTAACCGTAATAACTCCCGTTTTTAAGGCGTAAACCCGCCGGGCTTTCTATTACCTGAAAAAAGGAAATAACAATGAGAAATGCAGAAGTTAAGACGATGCAAGTAGCTGGCAGTGACGCACTTGCTTCACTGCTGGGAAAGGCGCGCCTGGATGAAAAAAAAGACCAGCACTGGTCGTTCTCTCAACGTCTGACAGCGCTTGCCCTTCACGCACAGCAAAAAGAATATTCCGCATCAGAGGTTATCGAATTGCTGCGCAAAGAGGCTGAGCGGTTTGAGCATTCGGCGCAGGAGATCATCTTATGAACCACGTAATGATTGATCTCGAAACGATGGGGACGAACCCTAAAGCGCCAATTGCTTCCATTGGTGCTGTGTTCTTTAACCCTAAAACGGGTGAGCTGGGTGAGCAGTTCTATTGTCGCGTCGATTTTGAAAACGACATGCTCAATGGTGCTGTACCAGATGGCGACACTATCAAGTGGTGGCTGCGCCAGTCATCAGACGCCCGCGCTGAATTAATTAGTGATGATGCTACCCCGATTTGGGGCGCACTCAGCGCATTTAGCGACTGGCTGACAGATAACGCTGAAAGCCTGAAAACGTTAGAGGTGTGGACGAATGGCCCGTCGTTTGATTGCACGATCCTGAAAACAGCGTTTGAGCGAACGGATATTGATGTTCCGTGGAATTACTTGAATGAGCGTGACGTCAGAACGATGAAAGAAGTCGCGCTTAGCTTATGGGGTTGCACACCCGCTATCGAGCTCGTCGGTGCGATACATAACGCGCTACATGATGCTATCAACCAAGCGGCTTTGGTTTCTGCTGTTATGTCTCGGTTGGTCCGTAATAAGCCTGAGAAATTAGTCGGCTGTGACTGGATTGATTGGAACGAATTAAGCGAGCGAGGGCTATTAGTTCGCATTAATAATGAAATTATGCACCCAATTGGGCTGGCTATTTTTCGCGATCAAGAAACAGGGGGATCGGGCGGCGCGTTAATTTCCCATGATGGGAAATGGCGCTACAGCAAAAATCTACATGAGCCATTAAGCAACCTGATATTCAGTGAAGTTGCTGATTTCTTCGCTGGCTTAGAACAGCCCAATGCGCCACGTTCAGCCGCCGATATGCAAAAGGCACTACTTTGTCGCTTAGAGCAGGTGATAAACGCGAGGGTGCCGAAATGATCCGCCGTTCTAGCCTCGTGGGGTACGCAATGGTGAGAGAGATTGTCGAGTCAGAGCGAGACACAGACGATTTAACTCAACTGGTTCTACGTGAAATTAGTAATTTTTTTGCAGGTATCGGCCAGCCCGGCGCACCAGAGACGCCGGAAGAAATGCAATTGGTGTTGATGGCGCGTGTCAGGGTGGTTATGTCTCGGTTGGTTCAGAATAACGGCGGTGAATTATGATCCGCCCGTTCATCAAATGGGCGGGCGGTAAAACCCGCGCCCTGCCTGATTTGCTCCCGATTCTTCCGAAGGGTGATTGTTTGATAGAACCGTTTATCGGCGGTGCATCTGTATTCATGAATACAGATTATCGCCGTTATGTGTTAGGTGATATCAATCCTGATTTGATCAACCTATATCAGTACGCTGCTTATGATACAGAGCAGTTAATAGACACGGCGCGCGGTCTATTTAATAGCGGCAACAATGTAGATGCGTATAACGGCCATCGACTGAGCTTTAACTATCAAAAATCAAACCCCAGCATATTTACAGCAGCGCTATTTTTATATCTGAATCGGCATGGATTCAACGGACTGTGCCGTTATAACAATGCTGGGGATTTCAATATCCCGTTCGGGAAGTACCGTAAACCATACTTTCCTGAGCATGAAATACGGTTGTTTGCTGAAAAAGCTAATGACACGGCAACTATCTTTATTTGTGCTGATTTTAAAGAAACATTGCTGGCTCATACAGAGCCAGGCTTCGTCATTTACTGTGACCCCCCATATCTGCCAGCCAGCGAAACGGATAATTTCACTCAGTACTACACGTCGGCTTTTACTTCCGCACAACACAGCGAGTTGGCTAAGTTGCTATGGGACATGCACCGCCAATACGCAACGCCTGTAGTTATCTCAAATAGCGACACTCCCACCACACGCGAGATTTATCAACATTACCAATTCCATGAAATTGCAGTTCAGCGATCTATAAGCGCAAACGGCATCACGCGCGGTGCCGCAAAAGAAGTGATCGGCGTACTGAAAACGTGTGACGGCTGCGGAGAGGAATCCGATAGCGATGTGCTCCCCGGCTATTGGGAGTCCGAAGAAAATCCGATTCCACTGTGAGAGGCATTCTGATGATTGATTCACGTTGTTTTCATGAAGCCACAATTAACGTTATTAGCGTCTCAGGCGGTAAAGACAGTCTGGCTCAATGGCTATTAGCTATGGAGAACGGCGTTAGCCACATTCCCGCATTTGCTGATACCGGTCACGAGCATCCTCAGACTATGGAGTATTTGGATTATCTGGAATCTAAGCTAGGGAAAATCAGGCGTGTCCATGCTGACTTTTCTCGGCAAATAGAAGGAAAAAGGAAATTCATTGCTGAAAAGTGGCCTGTGACGCTTGTTTCAGAATGTGGTTTTACTGATGAACAGGCCGCAAGCATTATCGCTACTGCGTTAGATACCCTGCACCCCACTGGTATTCCGTTTCTCGATCTGTGTATGTGGAAAGGCCGATTCCCATCAACGAAACGGCGTTTTTGCTCAACAGAACTAAAACACGAACCTATCCGGTTACAGGTTGTTGAGCCGATCACTGATGCGGGTTTTGGGGTTGTTTCTTGGCAAGGTGTTCGTGCCGAAGAGTCCGCGTCGCGTGCCCTTTTGTCAGAATGGGAAAGTGGCTTTGATCTTGGTCCGCGTCTAAACATCTATCGTCCTATTCTTCACTGGAAACACGCCGATGTTTTTGCATTAGCGAAGCGGCATGGCATCAAGCCTAATCCACTTTATGAGCAAGGCTGTAGCCGTGTCGGCTGTATGCCGTGCATTCATGCCAGAAAGTCAGAGCTTGCAGAAATCTTCCGGCGTTGGCCTGAAGAAATTGAGCGAGTGGCGCGCTGGGAGCGCCTTGTTGCGGCATGTTCTCGCCGTCAAAACTCAACATTCTTCCCATCAACAAACGACCCAAAAAAATCAGAGCGCTGCATTGAGTGTATTAGCGTCGAGTCTCACGGCATCCACACGTACAAAGACTGGGCATTAACAACCAGGGGGGGGGCAACAGTTCGATTTATTGGGCGAAGCCGTCGATCCGATGGTTTGCAGCAGCGTTTACGCTGGGGTTTGTGAGTAATGTCCGAACAGTGGGCCTATCCGTGGAATGCACCACGTCCAGCGATCTCGCCATATCAGGAGGTCGCTGACTCTTTTCCATCTTCTGCCGCAAATACCATCGAGCCGCATCCAGCCGTCGAACAACATCTTAAGCGGTTGGTATCGCGCGCCGCTTTCTCCGATCTTGATTTCGATCAGGCCGTCGCGCGGCTGGATTACTTCGAGCCTAATTCAACGCTATTGAAGATGCGCCGCCAGTTCGCTGAGGCTGAGCGGGACGAGCATCAAGCGACATTGAAAAACTGGATGGAAACGCCGGAAGGTGTTGAAAGTCGCTTGTTGGAACAGCCGTTTTTTATCCGCGATACCTACAGGCAAAAAATAGAATGGCTGCGCGCGAACCGCGAAGTGCGACACGTCAGCGCCTTTTTCATGGGAACCGTGAAAAAAGCCCTGCTGCGTCTGGATGCCGTGCGCGTCAAGCAAGGTGTGCGCGATGGTTTTACGTCAGAGCTTGCAAGCTACTGGCGTGCGCGCTGGCAGCATCTTGCCGAGTTTACGAAACATGAATCAATAAACGCTGGTCACGCTATCGCAGCCAGCATCACGGAAATGTTTGAAACCGAATGCGGCAACACATTGCCCGCTGATATGACCAATGAAGAGATTCAGGCGCTTTTCTGGCATTTAGGCCGTGAAATGCTGGCGCTACGCATAACGCCGCCGTGCTGGGGCGTGATCATTGGCGATAACGAATCAAAAAAACGTATTTGCTCCGCCATTCTGCGCATCATTAGCCCCGAATGGTGGGGGCGTAAGTTATGGCGTTTGCGCTGCGAATGGCGAGAAAACCAGTTCCGCGCCATCGGTGTGATACACAAGAAACGAATGCCTTATGTCAGCCTTGATGCGTTGAATCAATGGCAAGAGCAGCGCCGTAAAAACCGCGAGTTCTTTAAAGCGCATGAACTGGTTGATGAAGACGGTAACGTCGCATCACTGGAAAACATGGTGTACGCCAGCATTAGCAATCCGGTTATTCGCCGTCACGAACTCATGACGAGAATGGCAGGTGTTGAAATGATTGCAATATCGCGCAGTGATGAGGGTGTTTTTCTGACAATCACTTGCCCGTCGCGTTATCACGCCACAATTCAGAACGGTCACCAGAATCCCAAGTGGGATACCTCATCCCCTCGTCAGGGGCAGCGCTATTTATGCAAGACGTGGGCTAAGGCCATGTCGAAATTAAACCGTCGCGGCCTGCGCCCGTATGGTTTCCGCGTCGCAGAGCCTCATCACGACGCTACGCCGCACTGGCACGTATTGCTATTCATGCCGCCCGAAGACCGGAAAGAAATCGTCAGTATTTTACGCGAGTATTTCATTGCGGAAGATCGCTCCGAGTTGGGGCGTAATACCGGTGCGCGCTTTAAAGCGAAACGCCTTGATCCCAAGAAGGGTAGCGCTACAGCATACGTGGCGAAATATATCAGTAAAAACATTGATGGCTACGCGCTTGACGGTGAGCGTGATAACGAAACTGGAAAGCCTTTGCGCGAAACTGCAAAGTTTGCGATGGCCTGGGCGTCTCAACATAACATCCGTCAGTTTCAGCCGTTCGGCCTGCCGCCTGTAACTGTTTGGCGTGAGCTTCGCAAGTTGGCAAACCAACTTACCGCAGTGCAGAAAGAAGCCGGAACATTCAAGCGTGGCGCTTCTCAGTTAGCCGATCCGGCAATGGATGCCGTGTTAGCCTCTGCCGATGCTGGCTGCTTCGCGACTTACATCGAAAAGCAAGGCGGCGTGCTGATCCCGCGCGAGCTATACACCGTGCGCATCGCGTATGAGGAAGCCGACGAGCAAAACGACTACGGCGAGACACCAGAAAAAATCTTTGGTGTTTTCTCCCCGCGTTTGGGTGAGCTGTCGCGCATCTGTACCCGTCTCGTTAAGTGGAAAATCCGCAAGAAACAGGCAGCAGACGCAGGCGCTAATGATAGCGCTGGGCGTGGTTTGGCTGTTACTACGTCGCCCACCGGCGACGCTTGGAGTTCTGTCAATAACTCTACGGGCGACGAAAAAATAAGCATTTCCGAACCCGCCGATAGAGAGATTGGCAGTACGTCAGAACCAGAAACCATCGACTTTGAGCACATGACCGACATGGAACGGCGTGGATTGCTCAATCGAATTCGATCACAGCCGCCAGATCGGCGACATAGCGAACACTCGTCCACAACTCAGCCCCATGAAACGACTGCAAAACAGACTGTTAGTAAACGGTCGGACGACTGGCGTGCCAGCGTTGCCGATTTCGCCCGCTCATTGGGTTGGGATATCAGCGACGGTGAGTTGCGGCGGCTGGAAACAGGCAATGCAATCGCGCTCGCTGGCTATGCATACATTGCTAGCGCTGACGGCTGTCTGTATCGAGCCCAGACGAAAAAGCAAAAAGACGTGGAATATCAGGATAGAGCGGCGTCGCTGTTACAGCGGATCGCGACGCTGCGTGACGTTTCATAGTCATAACCGGCTGTGCTGGCCAGAACATCGATCACAGTCAGGAATGACATGGCTGCAGCACAGATGAAAATAGCTATGCGGTACCACAAGGGGAAAATAATGGGATATCTGGGAAGCAAGGCCGCGTCAGGCGCGTATCAGAAAATTATCGCCAACATGCCGCCGCACGATGTTTATGTTGAAACTCACTTGGGCGGCGGCGCAGTAATGCTGAATAAGCCGCCCACGCGGCTGAATGTTGGTGTTGATATTGACCCGATCACCGTTGAAGAGTTTTGTCAGTTTAATCCTGAGTTTGTGGACACACTTGATACGCAGCTACGGATCATCAATGGTGATGCTGTTGATTTTCTTCAAAGTCATGACCTTGAGGCGATGGGCAAAACGCTGATTTACTCAGATCCGCCATATCTGCCGGAAACCAGAACCGGCAACGCCCGTTATCGGCATGAATACACGGTTGATGACCATCGTGAGTTGATCGCTATTCTGCGGCAATGCCCGTATTACGTGATGATTTCCGGCTATCCGTCGTCGCTTTACGACGAGTTATTGCACGACTGGCGCGCTATCGAGTTTCAAGTAATGACGCGTGGTGGTGTCAGGACGGAAAAGCTATGGATGAATTTCCCAGAAGGTACGGCATATAGTGCGGCGTTTGCTGGTAAAGACTATATCGATCGGCAGCGTATCAAGCGTAAGGCGGAACGTTGGGCGGCTAAGTACCGTGCGATGACGTCAGCGGAACGGCTGGCGGTGATGTCTGCATTATGTGAAGTTGATAGAAGAAGGCAAAATAATTAGATTTAAGATTAGATATCATTGCCATGATTAGGTAAATATCTTATTATTATCTCATCCCAAGCGGATATGCTCTTTAAAAAACCGAGGAAGCTGATGGTAAAGGTAATCTGGACAAGGAAAGCGTTGAAACAACGTTCAACGATAGACCGAAGATATCAGGACACCATAAGTGAGAAAGTTGCCGAACTGAAGAACTTCCCTGCCGTCAAACTGGATATTACTTCGTTGAAGGGTGAAGCGGGTAAATTCAGGCTACGGGTTGGAGACTACAGGGTAATTTTCGAAATCATCAAAGGTGAGCCAGTTGTCTGTGAAGTTCAGGCGGTCAAACGCAGAACATCAACAACTTACTAATTATCAGGCGGGGTAACCCGCCAGTTTCCTTATGACATACACCGCGACTCACTGACACCCGGATGAAATTATGTCAAAACTACAATTTATCAATGATGTGAACGGTAAGCCTCAGTTTGTGGTGTTGCCGATTACTGAATATGAAAAACTGATGTCTGATAGCGATGCGGGCTATGAAGACATTCCCTATCTTGCTGACGAACACGATGACGAAACCGTGCCCAATGATGTGGTAGAAATCATGTTCCGTGATGATGTCAGCCTGCTTGCAGCCTGGCGCATCCATCGCGGGTTATCACAATATGATGTGGCGGAAAAGCTGGGTACGACACAATCAGCGGTTTCACAATGGGAAGCAAAAGATTCCCGACCACAGAAAAAGACCCGCGAAAAACTGGCTGAACTTTATCACTGCCGCCCTGAACAAATGACGCTTTGATTGTATTGCGACTAACCCGCTCCGGCGGGTTTTCGTTTGTCTAAAAATTACTGCAAAATTCCGCACACCAATGCACAAATTTATTGATGCTATTATCCCCTTTCCACGCCAGATCTGGCGCGGGTTTGTACCTACTGCACAACTGCATAAAAACGTGCTATTTTCGTGTGCGGGCGTGGCGGGGGAACCCTCGCGCGCTGAGGGGGATAAGAGGGGTATGCTGGTTCATATGTTGCTGCATCCTCATCACGTCGCTATTGCGCTGTCTCGATCTCGGTCAATCGCTGCATCGTTCGGTTATTGCGTTGCTCAGAATCGCATTCAGGCGCTTTTACGCAGACGTAAAAAACCGGACAATATTACGGCTGTCCGGTCTGCTGTTTGATGGCTAGTTGAGTGGTTTTGAATGACTTTCGCGGTTACATTGCACTATCGGCTAGGGCATAAGGCTTGAACCGAAGTACCTCGATCCCCAGCCAGTCGTTAAGCTCTTTCAGGCTTTCCATTATCGGCATGAGTTCGTTGATAGCGAACACCTTTGCGGCTTTCTCCACGTCACCAAATCCCCCTGCATTGTTCGGCATAATCCCCATTAAGTTGGGCGGTACACGGTGCGCGGCTAACATGTCGTCACGGGTAGCATCCTTGATACCAGTAAACTCATCTTTAGCTGCAATCTGGCTGAACGGCAGGATTTGCAGGCCGTCTTTCTTCCCCCCTGCCGCGTAAACAAACAGGTTCTTAAATGCCCCATTGCCACGCGCATCTTTCAGCGACTTCTTCAGTTGCTCGACGTCAGCATTGTTGGTGATGGGATCGGTGAGGTAGACGATCACCCCTGCATGGCTCCCGTTGATGTAGTAATTGCGCCGGAAAAGCGTGGCTTCACCGTTCAGCATCGCTGATTGGATCACCGCCATGTATTCCGGTGTGCCGTAGATTTCCTGGTGAATGCTGGGGCTTTTAACGTGGAACACGCTACCTGGCTCGAATTCGTGATCGTTGGCGTAGTACGTCACAAACCAGTACTGATCCAGATTCTCCCCGCGTCGGGTGTACTTGGCATGGGTGTGCTTTAGCTTCAGCGGTTGGCCGAAACGGTTCTTTCTCAGTTCCAGATAGGCATTACCGAACACCAAAAAATCGAGTACAAACGCGTTGGCATCCTGCCGCGATAACAGTGGGTGCGATTCGTAGCAGGACATGATGACATTGCGCTTGAACAGTATCGGTGACTGATGATGCACGGCAACGTCAAACATTCGCGCTAGGCCGTAGGTGCTGATCGGTGGTTCATACCAGCGGCCATTTCTGGCGCACTCCATGCAGTCCAACAGGTCGCGCCTGTCCATGATGGGCTGTGCGTCACCAAATGAGAAAGACTGTAGTGACTCAATCGGCTGTTGGATTAATTCCCCTGTTACGGGCGTCTGTGCGGCTGGGGCGCGTAGATTGGCCGTGCGCGGGTGCTGTTTCTTACGTGACATGGTTAGAACTCCTGAATAAATCCATCATTACCGCCCGACTCGCTGCCGATTGGTTCATTGTGTAACGCGTGCATGGTTGCCCAGGCAATGTCACCGTGGCTGCTGCCTTTTGTTCTGTCTGATGCATACGACGTCATGCCGCCCTGCGTCACAAATTTCCGCACCGTCATGAAAGAGCGTGCCAGCTCCATCATCCCCGCGTCGAACTCAAATCGCCCCGCGCGGATCAGCATTTGGGCTTTCAGTACCAGTTCACGTTTCACGCTGGGCGAGTATTGATATTTCACAGCAGCGGGGAAAAATTTAACGACAAGCTGATGCACGGCGCTGCCGTTGCCGGTGCTATCAATGCCGATAAACTGCACGTTGTATTGGCGTGTCAGCTCCTTAATGACTTCGGCCTGTTTTTCAAAGGTCATGCCGCGTAACTGTCGTACCTCAATCACACGGAACTTGCCGCCAGGAACGGCGGGCGGGGATACGATGGATAGACCGGCACTGTCACCCGTGCCACTGTCACCACTTGGATCGTAGCCTATCCATACGGGGCGGTTACCTAACGGGCGCTGCGTGTAGGGTCGCCAGTCCGGCCAGACATCATCGTTATAGCCATCAACACCGCAGTTAATCAGCGCGGTATAGTCAAAGGCCCGCTCACCGACGCTGACAAAGCGGCAGGCGTAAAGGTTTTCAAAATCGTCAGGGCTGTTTTCAGATTTAATTTCATCCAGATCAACCAGGTCAAAACCTTGCTCTAACGTGTCATGAATGGTGACGATTTGCCGCCAGATATTGTCCCCGCACAACAGCCCTTTCTTCAGTACCTTATGGGTAACGTCGATTTCTACCCGTTCCGCTTTAGGGCGGCTTTTGTTAAAGAAATCCCCTGTCCAGAACGTGTAGGCTTCATGTTCTTCACTGGATGGCGTGGAAAAATACGTGCGGCGCAACCCTTTTTGCGTCGCCATCCCCGCCGCGACTTTACGCAGATTCAGAAAGTTGCTAACCCAAAAGAATTCATCAAAGTACAGATTGCCGGTGTAGCTCTGTGCGGTTGCCGCTGACGTACCGAGGAAGTACAGCGTTGCGCCGTTCGACAGTACAATCGCGTCACCGCCTTTCAGCTCCACGCCAATGCTGGACGCCAGCAGTTGAATAAACCGCTTGAACTGGTAAGCCTGCGCCCTGCTGGCTGAAAGAAAGATTTGGTTCGTGCCGGTTTCCAGTGCATCCAGCAGCGCTTCACGCGCAAAATACCAGCTTGCGCCAATCTGGCGGCTTTTCAGTATCGCGCGGTTACGCTGCTTACGTTTTTTGTACCAGCGCTTTTGGTGCTCGTAGAGTGATTCCAGTACCAGGGCGCGCAACTCTGCGATCTGTTCGTCCGTAAAATGGTTCTTAGGCGCTTTCTTCCGCGCCTCCTTTTCTTGACCCTTTCTTTCATCGCGAGAAAAACGCGCCATCTGACGGCCTAGCAGGTCGATGGTTTTAAAGTCATGCGGCGTGAGATCGTCTTTCTCTATCAGCCGTAAATAGCGTACTTCTGTGCGCTCCTGCGCCCGCTGGATTGGCGTGCTGTCATCCCACTTATCGCGCCGTCGCCATGAATAGAGCGTGTTGTTGCTCACCCCCAGCCGCTGCGCGATTTGAGGGATGCTATAGGCCTGCCAGTAAAGGCTTTTGGCTTCTGTGCGGATATCGGGGAGTAGATTCATGCATACAGGCTAGCGCGCCCGCGCGCGGCAAAATATCGGCTCCCGTTGTCGTGGTTCCGCCACAATCGGCACCGATAGCGCCTGCGGTGAAGCGTGGCGATGATAGGGGTATCAGACAGACACCCTGTTATCACCGGAGCATTACCATGCCGATTTCAAAACCGTTTCTTGCTGCTGTTGAGGGCGCGACCTGCGACGGCCGCACCCTTGAACGTGCGCACATTTCGCAGATGGCGAAAAACTTCAACAAACAGGTGCGCGGTGCTCGCGTGAACCTTGAACACATTCGCGGTTACTCGCCAACCAGCGATTTTCGGGCCTATGGCGACGTGGAAGAAGTGAGCGAGTTTGAGATTCAGGACGGGCCGCTTAAAGGCAAGTTGGCGCTACAAATCAAGATTGATGCCACTGATGACATGGTGGCATTGAACACCAAGCGCCAGAAGATTTACCCCAGCATTGAAATTCACCCCTCTTTCGCTGACACCGGTGAAGCCTATTTGATGGGGCTGGGAATGACCGACGATCCGGCCAGTCTGGGCGTCGGCATTCTGGAGTTTAACGCCAAGTGCGGTGGCAAAGGCCCACTGGACGGGCGAAAAACCAGCCCTGAATGTTTCTTCACGGCCGCTGATACGCCGATCACGCTTGAATTTGAAGAAGAGGCACCCGCTGGCGAAGCTGGCAAAAACTTCTTTTCCCGCATCACCGAATTGCTAACCGGCAGTCAGCAACGGTTCAGTAAGGAAAATGGCGAGCTGAAACAGGCGGTTGAACTGATCGCCAAAAGCCAACGTGAGCTGCTGGATAAAACCGAAACATTCAGCGCGTTACAAGCGCAAAACACCGAGCTGAAAGGCAACGTGGATACGCTGAGTAAGTCATTAACCGAGCTGAAAGAACAGCTTGCCGGACAGGATGGCAACTTTAGCCAACGCCCCCCTGCTTCCGGCGGCAACCAGCAATCCAATGTCGTGTTAGCTGACTGCTAATCACCCTTTAAACCGAACATCGCAGGAACCTAACATGCAAAATGAAACACGCGTTTTGTTTGACGCTTATATTAATCGGCAGGCTGAGTTAAACGGCATCCAGCCAGCGCATGTCACGACGCAATTCAGCATTGCACCGTCCGTACAACAGAAGCTGGAAGATAAAATCCAGCAATCCAGTGAATTGCTGCAAAAAATCAATATCACTGGCGTATCTGAACAGGAAGGTCAAAAGCTGGGACTCGGTATCAGTGGTCCGGTTTCCAGTTCAAGCACGTCAAGTACGGAACGTCGTGAACCGAAATCTGTTCACACGCTGGATGATGATAAATACCGCTGTGAGCAAACCAATACGGATACGTTTATCAGCTATCCACAATTAGATGTGTGGGCTAAATTCCCCGACTTCCAGCAGCGCATTAGCAACCAGATCATCAAGCGTAAAGCGCTCGACCGTATCATGATTGGTTTTAACGGTGCGTCGCGTGCCGCTAAATCCGACCTAGCAAACAACCCGCTGTTGCAGGATGTGAATATCGGCTGGCTGGAAAAATACCGCCTCCATGCATCACAACGCGTGATGAAAAACATCACCGTCACCAGCCGTGATGATGAAAACAAAGTCATCGCGAAAGGCGATTACGGCAACCTTGACGCCGTGGTCTATGACGCCACCAATTCACTGTTGGATGAGTGGTTTAAATCGTCACAAGACTTAGTGGTCATCTGTGGTCGTCAGATCATGGTCAGCAAAGAATACCCGCTGATTAACGCCATCAATACTACCAATCCGAATTCGGAAGCACTGGCCGGCCAACTGCTGGTATCGCGTAAAGCTATCGGCAACCTGCCGACCTTTATTGCGCCGTTCTTCCCTGATGGCAGCATGTTCATTACCCCATTCAGTAACCTGTCAATCTACTTCCAGGACGGCAAGCAGCGCCGTGCCGTGCGGGATGAGATGGAATTTAACCGTGTGGCGACCTATGAGTCATCCAATGACGCCTATGTCATTGAAGATTATGGCACCGGATGCCTGATTGAAGGCATTACGTTTGCTGCGGCAGCACCGGCACAAGGCTAATTTCAACGGCAAGCAGGCCAGATAACACTCGGCCTGCATCAAGGGGGCATCATGCTGACACCTGCGCAGCGACATTTTCAAACTGTCATGGCCCAGCGCCACGGCAAATCAAACGGCGGTGACGTTGAGCGCACCGCCTACGAACAGCAATTGCATCGGCTGAGGATGGATAAATCCCGTTTAAGTCAGGTGCAGTCTGCCACGACAAAGGCCGAACTGAAACGCGAACTGCTGCCCGACTATCAGGGCTGGGTTAATGGCGTATTGGCAGCAGATAGCGGCCAGGCTGATGAGGTGCTGACCACGGTCATGATCTGGGCGATTGATGCTGGATTGATTAGCGATGCACTGCGTATTGCTGATTACGTCCTGCGCCATCGTCTGCCCATGCCCGATCAGTATAAACGTACCGTTGCCACCACGCTGGTTGATGAGATTTGCGATCCCGCACTGGCAGCATTTAAAGCCGATACAAACGTGGTTCCTTTGTCTGCTGACCTGCTGTTGTGGTTAGAGCAGCTTACCGCTAGCGAAGACATGCCGGATCAGGTGCGCGCCAAACTTTATAAGACGTTGGGCTACACCCTGCGCTTGGATACCAACGAGCTGAGCGCCGCGCGTGACTGGTTGCAACGCGCTGTCACGCTGTTTGATGGAATCGGTGTTAAGCGCGATATCGAGTTACTGGGGCGGGCGCTCAAGAAAGCAACTGAGCCAGAGGAAGAAAACACAGATGCGCCACCGCCTGCAGATAAGCCAGCCGTCAAAGCAACGAGAGCGCCACGTAAATCGACGGCGAAAGCATCACGAACTACGACACCACGCGCCCGAAAAAGCGCGTCGTAACCAAACGTGCCCCCGCGCACCAGGCGGCACGGCGTAATACGGGCAATTTATTGTGTCGTGTTGCGTCGTCCACCGCCTGTCTTTTGAGGTAGTGCCATGAGTCTGATTGCCACAGAGCCGGTAAGGCCGGCCACGCAGGACACCATCAACGATGGTGATGCGAAAGTGATGAGCCATGCATTTTGGCCGGTGATTGTCCTGTCCGCTCTGCGTCGTGCGATGCGTCTTGACGGGCAAGTGACAACAGATCGCCTGATGGATAAGGCCATAGAAGCGGTTGCGCACGTTAACGGACAGTTGGCCGACTGGCGAAGCGGTCAGGCGCAACGTGGTTTTGCCGTTCTGTCAGAGGTTAAACCCGATAGCGCTGGCGAAATCGACCAGATCAATGGCGAGTCCGTTTTGGTCTGGCGCTATCGCCGTGCGGTGTATTCCATCACCAAAGCGCTGTTGATCGAGGGCTACCGTGATATCGACACCACGCGCGAGGGGGAAAAGCACGCAGAGGCGTTGAGTTCACAGATTGACACGCTGTGGCGCGACGGACGCTGGGCTATCCGCGACATCCTCGGTGTTAATCGCGGCCTGGCTGAGTTGGTCTGATGGAAGTTCGTGCACAGCAAAATGACACCGTCGATCTGCTGTGCTGGCGCTACTACGGCAGAACAGACGGTGTAACCGAAGGGGTTTACGCGGCAAATCCGGGACTGTGTGAGCGTGGGCCATTGTTACCGGCTGGCCTGCTGGTCACGCTGCCTGATGTCGCTGCGGCAACACAACAGGAAATCATACAGCTATGGGACTGACGACAGATCGCGTGGCATCGGCAATCACCTACTTGCTTGCCACGCTGATCGCTACCGCAGGGCGAATGACGCTGAGCGACTGGGCAACGCTAATAGGGATTGCTATCGGGTTGCTCACGTTTTGGGTGAACCGCAACCACAAAAAGAACATAGAACGTGACCAGGCACAGCGCACAGACTTAATGCGGGAGCTGGTCAGGAAAGTTGATCATGAAAACCTGCCTGAAACGCTGGACGCTTTGCGCGTGATGAATGGGCAGGAAACAGGGCGTAGAGGTCGTGATGTTACCTGAAGTACTGAAACAGCGAATCATTCCCGTCGTTACCGCGTGCGCATTGGCGATAGCTACCGTCTTTGTTGGCTTTTTTGAGGGCAAAGAGAACGCCGCTTACCGTGATATCGCAGGAGTCTGGACGATCTGCTATGGGCATACTGGTGATGTAAAGGCCGGTGACTACAAGACAGATGCTGAGTGCGACGCATTGTTACAGCAGGATTTACAGCCCGCGTTTCATGCCATCGATCGGTTAGTTACGGTTCCACTCAGTGAGTTACAGCGAGCCGCACTGGCAAGTTTTATCTACAACGTCGGGACGGGGGCATTTGAGCGTTCGACCCTGCTTAAAAAACTGAACCATGGCGATCTCACCGGCGCATGTAACGAATTACGCCGCTGGAACAAAGCCGCTGGTCGGGTCTGGCAGGGGTTAACCAACCGCCGCGAGGCCGAGAGAGTGCTATGTCTGGAAAAGTTATAGCGATATTAGCCGCCGCGCTGCTGTTTCTTGCCGCTATCGCACTGGCTGATCACTACCGACAAAAATCACAGCGCCTTTCGGGTGAGGTGACAGCGTTAATCAAAGAACGGGACAGCGCCGAGCGCGTTATCAATAATCAGCAACGAACATTCCGGATATTCAACACGCTGTCACGCGAGGCTGAGCATGATAAACGTCAGATACAACAAGATGCCGATGCACGTAGCCAGACCATTAATCAGGCACTGGTCGATCAGGTCTGCGCTAATGAGTTTGTGCATGATGGCGCTGCTGTGCCGTTGCTCGACTACGCGAACCGTTTACGTGCCGATAGTTTGCGTTCCTCTGCCAGCGAACATAACCGAACCGACAGTAATACCGCTGCCGCAGGGCGCAATAGTCAATAAAAAACTGACCTATGGCCAGTCTGTTAACTGGAATAGCCTGCTGCTGGCTGCGCTGGAGAGCGCCAACCACGACAAGGCACTAATTCGCCAGGCTGAACAACAAAGAGAGCAACAACATGCTAAAAGCGGAACTGCTGAGAAAAACCATTAGCGAACAGGTGCTGTGGTTGCGGGAAAACCCCGATCAACTGGTCGTCTATGTACAGAAGGGGAATGCAATCAGTACCGGTGGGCGTTATGCCTCTTTTGAATACCGTTACACGCTGGAAGTGCTGGCAATGGACTACCCGCACTCCATCGATACGCTGATGGTGCCAATACTGATGTGGGCGCGAATCTATCAGCCAGATTTATTACTCAACCCAGAACGGCGTAAAACGGGTATTACGTTCGACGCTGATTTGCTGAGTAACAGCACTGCCGATTTATTGATCCGCATTCAGGCCGATGAGGCGGTGATCGTCACCCCCTGCATTGAAACTGGAGAAATCAATATTCGTCATCGCGCTGATCCGCCTCCCGATCCGATAGAGGGCATGGACGGATGGTCACTGCTGACAAATGGTTATGCAGTAAACAAAACTGCTCATGACTCGACGGCAGGTTAGCAATGAGCCAGAACGATGCAATGTTTCAGGAGTTAGATGGTTATCTGCAATCTGTTGTCGAACACCTGGCCGCGAATCAACGACGTCGCTTATCACGACAGATTGCAACGGGGCTGCGTAAGCGCCAGCAGCAACGGATTGCACAGCAAAAGAATCCTGATGGTTCGTCTTACGAAGGGCGCAAAAAGAAAACGCGCCGCACACAAGGCGGCGTCCGTTTTCTGTGGAAAGGTGAGGCGCGAGAGCTGCGTAACTGGCACAGCAGCAAAGGCCGCAGCGGTGAGCGAATGATTACCGGCTTTGATGTTGGGCGCGGTGGTTTGCGCTCGTTCCTGCGTGCTGATATCGATCACTATCTCAGTATTAACGTCAGTAGCGTATCCACCGCGCCGGCACGTAAAGAAAAGATGTTCCGCAAGTTGCGTACCGTCCGTTTTTTACGTATCGACACGTCACCTAATAGCGCGGCCGTTGGTTTCAGTGGTCATGCAGCCCGCATCGCCCATGTTCACCAGTTCGGCGAGACTGACAAAATAGGACGATCGTCCGTACGTTACCCTATTCGTGAGTTGCTGGGCTTAACGCCCACGGATCTGGACTGGGTGGCCGATACCATCACGGACTTCATTCAGCCTGATTAGTTGTTACCGCCCCCCTACAACCCCCTTTCGTTGTGCGCCCGCGCGCGACACATGAAACTGGCACTATGAATTGATTATTGAGCGCCAGCCATGACATCCAATGAGTTTGACCGTCTTCTGAATAACCTGATCCGTATCGGTACGGTTGTTGACGTCGATCACGTTCGTCATTTGGCGCGCGTGGAAACCGGCGGGAATACCACGGACTGGATACGCTGGGGAGTCGCCCGCGCGGGTGATGCCCAGACGTGGTGGCCGCTGTCAGTGGGTGAGCAGGTTCTTATGGTTGCACCAGGCGGCGATTTGGAAAAGGCTGTGATCGTATTAAGCCTGTATTCCAATCAGCACAGTGCGCCCAGCAACACACCAAAGGTACACACCACCGCTTATCCCGATGGCGCCAGCGAAACGTATGATGCCAACACCTCAACGATGACCGTTAAAGGCGTCAAAAAGGTGATCGTTGAAGCGGCTGAATCTATCACGCTGGACACCCCGAAAGTGATTTGCACCCAGCATCTCAGTACTCAAACGCTCAGCGTAGAAAAAGGCGGCACGATGCAGGGCGATATCACCCACACCGGCGGCAAAATGTCATCAAACGGCGTGGTTGTAGACAGTCATGCACACGGCGGTGTACAGCGCGGCAGTAGCAAAACGGACGGCCCGCAATGAGTAATGAAAAATATATCGGCATGAATGCCAGTACTGGCCGCGCGATCACTGATGATGAGCATATCAGCCAGTCAGTACGCGATATTTTAATCACCCCTGTCGGCAGTCGGGTGATGCGACGCAGCTACGGATCGCAGCTTTTTTCTCTGATTGACGAGCCTTACGAGCCCGCAATAAAGCTAAAGATAATGTCAGCCATCTACAGCGCATTAATGCGTTGGGAGCCGCGTATTACCCCAACAAAAATTACGCTGGAAACCCGTGGTGCCGGACTCGCTGCCGTTACGCTTCAGGCGCAGCGCACGGATAATCTTGCGGTGTTTAGCTCTACGATTTCACTACAGGAGGCACGATGAGCGGATTGATTGATTTATCCCTGCTGCCTGCGCCTGATGTCATTGAGACACTGGATTACGAAACGTTGTATGCGGAACGTAAGGCGATGTTTATCGCTCTATTTCCAGTCGAGCAACGGGATGCCATTACGCGCACGCTGACATTGGAATCTGAGCCGCTAACCAAGCTGCTGCAACTGTCTGTCTATCATGAACTGTTATTGCGCCAGCGGGTTAACGAAGCGGCCAGCGCCACCATGCTGGCCTACGCCGCCGGAAGCGACCTTGATCAGCTCGCTGCCAACGTTAACGTGCAGCGACTGGTTATCACCGCAGAAGATACAACGGCGATTCCGCCTGTTGAAGCAGTCATGGAATCCGATGCTGACCTACGCACCCGCACACAACAGGCATTTGAGGGATTAAGCGTCGCGGGGCCAACCGCAGCCTATGAGTTTCACGCACGTAGTGCCGATGGGCGAGTAGCTGACGCCAGCGCAGTTAGCCCCAGCCCTGCCACCGTTACGGTAACCGTGTTATCGCGTGAAGGAAATGGCAGCGCCAGTAATGAATTATTGCAAGCTGTTGATACTGCCCTGAACGCCGAAAATGTGCGGCCGGTTGCCGACCGTGTGACAGTGCAATCAGCGGTCATCATCCCCTATGACATTAACGCGACGCTGTATTTCTATCTGGGGCCGGAAGCCGAGCCTATTCGCATCGCAGCAGAAGCACGCTTGCAGACGTACATCACCGCACAGCATCGGTTAGGCCGTGATATTCGTCGATCTGCAATCTTCGCGGCACTCCATGTTGAGGGTGTACAGCGCGTTGATTTGGAAAGCCCAGCCGCAGATATCGTGCTGGATAAAAGCCAGGCGTCTTACTGCGCTAACTGGGTGCTGAATATCGGGGGATCAGATGAATAACAGCCTGCTACCCGTTGGTTCATCTGAGTTGGAAATTGCCGCAGCCAAAGCCTGCGCGGAATTATCCCGCCCGCCGATTCCGTTACGTCAATTATGTGATCCAGAAAGTTGCCCGTCAAACCTGCTGCCCTATCTGGCATGGGCATTCTCAGTTGATCGCTGGGATGAAAAATGGCCTGAAATCATTAAGCGCCAAGCGATAAAAGATGCCTACTTTATCCATCGCCACAAAGGCACCATCGGTGCGCTGCGTCGCGTGGTGGAGCCGTTTGGTTATCTGATCCGCATCAGCGAATGGTGGCAGAACGGCGGAGAGCCAGGCACGTTTCGGTTAGATATTGGCGTGCAAAACAGCGGTATTACCGAAGAGGTTTTTAACGAGCTTGAGCGGCTGATTGCCGACGCCAAACCCGCATCACGTCACCTGCTGGGGCTGAATATTAACCTCGACACTCAAGGCGCAGCTTATATCGCTGCCACTAGCTACAGCGGCGACACGCTTACTGTTTACCCCTACTTTCCTGAAACCATTACCGCTAGCGGATTAGATGTCGTCGGCGCAGGCGTTCACCTGATTGATACGATGAGAGTAACCCAATGAGTACGAAATACTTTGTCTTACTAACGAATATTGGTGCAGCCAAGCTGGCAAACGCCACCGTGCTAGGTTCACATCTTGATATCACGCATATGGCTGTTGGCGATGGCGGCGGCACGCTTCCAACACCGAACCCAGCACAAACTGCCCTGATTAATGAAAAACGGCGGGCAGGTATCAACACACTGAGTATCGACCCAGTGAATGCCAATCAGATTATTGCTGAGCAGGTTATTCCAGAAAATGAAGGGGGATTCTGGATACGTGAAATCGGTCTGTTTGACGCTGGCGGCGATCTGGTCGCAATAGGGAACTGCGCCGAGACGTACAAACCATTACTACAAGAGGGAAGCGGACGCATTCAGACCGTGCGCATGATCCTGATTGTCAGCAGTACCGATGCGGTAACGCTGAAGATTGATCCAACTGTCGTGTTAGCAACGAGGGGCTATGTTGATGACGTGATCGATGCTCACGAAAAGAGCCGCAAACACCCAGACGGCACGTTAAACGCAAAGGGATTCGTGCAACTGAGCAACGCGACGAACAGCGAGAGTGAGCTGTTGGCAGCAACACCAAAAGCGGTGAAAGCGGCAAATGATAACGCCAATGGGCGTGTACCGTCTGGCCGCAAGGTGAACAGCAAAGCTCTGACGGCAGACATTACCCTCACCGCCGCCGATGTGGATGCGTACACCAAAGCCGAAACCGATACCCGCGTCGCCGCTGCCACTGCTGCCGCGAACACTGCCGCTACCGCAGCGGATAACGCGAATACCAATGCCAATGGACGTGTGCCGTCTGGCCGTACCGTCAACGGTAAAGCGCTGTCGGCAGATATCGCGTTGGGTGCTGGGGATGTGGGCGCGTACACCAAAGCCGAAACCGACACACGCGTCACCGCAGCAACCACCGCCGCGAATAATGCAGCTACGGCAGCGACTAACGCGAATACCAATGCCAATAGACGTGTGCCGTCTGACCGTACCGTTAACGGCAAAGCGCTGTCGGCAGATATCGCGCTGAGTGCCGGGGATGTCGGAGCATTAACCGATACGCAGGCCGCGCAAAAATACGCGCTACGTTCAATTAAAATCAACGGGAAGCCATTGTCTGCTGATGTCAATTTATTAGCGGGTGATATTGATACATGGAATAAAACAGAATCCGATGGGCGCTTTCTGATGAAATCGGCAACCGCTGCCGCTGCAACTAGACTGGCGAACCCTCGCAAAATTAACGGCGTGGTATTCGATGGGACTGCTGATATCAATCTCACTCCTGAAAACCTCGGTTTTGCAGAAGCTGGCGCTGTAGGCTCGTTAGCGTTTGCGCTTTGCAATGTATCTGCTGGGATAATTGAATTCGGTTCGTCTGTGGATGGCAGTTATCTGACGCCAAATAATGCTGCGGGGATTACCATTTCATCATCTAATGCGATGGTCGGCGTGTGGCGCTGCTTGGGACGTTTACCGAGTACCGAATCTGGCTCACGACGCGTTACGCTATTTCAGCGTATTGAATAACTTGCTGCTGCTAATGCGATAATTCAAAATGTTGTATCTGCAAGCGGGATTCCAAGTCAGTTGCTTCCCGCGCAAGCAATATCATCGGCATTATTTAGACTACGAGTAATTTGATAATCAACCCATCAGGGCTATTATCATAATGGCCCTGATGGGCCATTTGATTTTTTTTTAAAATTTAATTATTTTTAGAACAGCAACCCAGTTATTCATTTCATTTTGTGTTCCGATGACAATCCCGCCACCCGAAAGTTTATCACAACCAAAAAGCCCGCAATTGGGCACATTGAATTGAATATGAGTCGTCGAAATCCCTGCTGTAAGCGGCAAATATCGTGATGCGCCAGCGATTGAAATTAATCCCGCAGGACACATTAAGACATCACCAGCCTTGTAGTTCTCACTATCAGCAACACACACAATCATCACGTCAGTAACACATGAATCAACATTCAACTCAGATATGCGATGCTCAATTATAATTTGCTCATTCAGTATCATACGCCGTCGTTCAGAAAACCAGACTTCCCCAAAACCGAGGTTTTCGAGAGTGCTATGCACGACCAATTTGTAAAGCGCGCTCTCGTTATGACGAGGAATGCGTGTTGCAAATGACAAGGATTGGCTATGTGAGGGTGTCAACAAATGACCAAAACCGTGATTTACTGCGTTATGCGTTGATTAGCACAGAATGTGAACAGGTTTTTGAGGCTTAATTGATCATGCAGATGCGTCTGCATTTATCTCTACGACGCATCATTCTATCGAGTACAGTTAAAAGCGTCCGTGTTAGATGGGTAAGCCGATATCCATATCACCCAGCATTTCTCGCAAATCCTCGCTAACCCGTTCCAGATTCAGCGTAAATGAGATATGTCGCGCCTTACCGTCATTAAAAAACTCGGAACGGGTTTCGTTTATGCTGGTTATCACATACATACCGTAGATGTTGCCCGTCCCCTCGATCAGGGGCCAGGCTTTCCCTATGTAGGCCATCGTTTGCAGCATGTTTAGCGACACATCGCCGCCGGTTATTTCTGGGTACAACTCACCGGACAGTGTGATTTTATCTTCCCCTGCACCGATATACTGATAGCGCGGGGATTTACCGACTCGGTCATTTTTAACATGTCGCCAGCTGCTGTCATGGCTTAGGGATTGGTACGGCGCAGTTTGCCGCATGAAAACGAACATACCCAGAATCATCATCATGATAAAAGCCCTATACGTGATCGGTTAGTTGTGAGCGCTGGCGACGCTGCTTACGACGTTCAATATCGTCTATTTCCCGCCGCAGTCTGGCGACGAGTTTGTCTTCATCCAGGCTGCGTGCATCCTGAATCGTGATATTGATTTCATATTTGTCTGTGCTGGCCATACCGGCAGACATCGCTGTTTTCATCTGTGCTGCAGGTGAATGGATGGCAGGAACGTCTGCCCCAGCAGGTTGCACAGTGAACGGCAGGACAGACGCGGCCAGCACACCGGCGGTTTGCTTCACCCGTTCCAGTAAGGGGATTTTGGGCTGTGTGGGCATAACCTGTGATTCACGGTAGCCGTTCGCCAGCATGACCGCAGGCGGTACGTTTTTAAAAACGATATCACCCAGCTTATTGGGATCTTTTTTCTCTTCAGTGGTTGCCGCGCTGCCTGTTTTTGCTGTCGTTGGGTTGCTGCCAGTCAGATCCTGCAACGCTCCAGTTGCAGGTTTATTGCTTTCACCTGCCGTTGGTTTTGCTGCATCACCGGTTTTAATCACCGCATCGGCTTCTTTGGGGGGCTGCGGTTTCCATTCCTGCGCCACCATTTTCTTTTGTTTCTTATCCCAAACGTACATAACTGGCTTTTTAGATTCATAGCCTTTTTGTGGGATTGCCCCATTCATGGCATTTGATGCCGAGACGGCGGCGTTTGCTGCTTCAGGGATAACCCCCAGCTTTTCCAGTATCCAGCCAATACCTTCGGCAACTTTCAGAATAACTGTCACTACGCCACCAATCGCCATTCCAACGACTTCACCAAACACTTTCCCAGCTTCCGTGCATTGTTTCAGCGATTCAGATGAGGCGTTGACCGGTTCAAACAGTTTTTTGAACCAGTCCCATACACCACTAATGGCCTGTCCGATCCCGTCGAAAATAGGGGATAGCGCAGAGAAAGATTGTTTAACCGGTTCAAGGCCAGTTGTAAGGCCACTGAAAAAACCGCTGAAAAACGCTTTGATCGGCTCCCAGTATTTGTAAATCAATACACCGGCCGCAACGATTGCCGCGCCGATAATGCCGATAGGACTGAGCAACAGCATGAAGCCCGTACGCAGGATGTTAAATACCGCCATACCTGAACCGCTCAGTGCAGAAAATCCAGATGTCGCCAGCATCCGCACGCCATTACCTAACGCCGATAGCGCTGCGCCTGGCTGAGTGAATACCATCAACAACGCACGACCAGCGCCTTGGGCGATGTTGCCGATTCCACCGATGCCGCTGCGTATACTTGTAAGGATACCCCCCCACGCGCGAGTGCTGGACAGGCTACCCGTCATAACGCCGCTAAGCCTGCTGAACATACTTGTAACAGTGCCAATACCCTTACCACCGCTTAACAGGGATAGGCCAAGTTGCAGTTTGGAAAATGGCCCCATCAATATGCCTGCGGCCAGAGAAACGGTGCCGATGGCGGCGGTGAGCGCCAATGCGCCGCCCACAACCACAAGCAGTGTTTGAGCCAGTTCAGGGTTAGCTGTTACCCACTCACGGACGCTATTCACTAACGCCGTCGCACTCTGAGCTAGCGAGCGCAAAACGCCGGAGTCATTTTCAAAGATGGCAAAACGTAGCCCATTCAGTGCGCCACCCAGCTTGTCGATATCCCCCGACAGGTTATCGCGTAACGTGCTGCCCATGCGTTCGGCCGTTCCGCTGACATCGCTGAACTGGTCTTGGGTATTGGCAAGCGCTGACAGGAAGTTAGGGATCTGATCGATAGACAGGTCTTCTATCGGGGTACCGAATAATGCAATGGCTGCATTCGCCCGCGCGGCTGGGTCTTTAATCTTCAATAGCCCCTGTGCAGTTTGCTGCATCGCGTTACGCGCCTGTGCACCGCCGCTGGCGATGGCAGATGACGCGCGCTGCGCATTCAGTCCGATGGCGTCATACGCCTCTACACTGGCTTTGGACATGTCAGAGCCGCGAATTGAAAATTCTTTGATGGCGTCGCCGGTCTTATCCAGCGCAAACTTTCCTTGTTGCGCCATGCTGACCAGCAGCGTCATGGCTTCAGAACCGCTGTAGCCCATGTTCCTGAAATGCGTTGAATACTCATGCAATATCTCAGGCAGCTCACCACGCATCTGGGTAGACACACGTTGCATACCCGCCGCCATCAAATCGAATGCTTCATCACTGCTGCGAGCCAGACCATTCTTCATCATGATGGCGGCAATCTGGATATGTTCCGCCGTTTCGCCGCCAAGCACGGATTGCATATATAACGCTTTGCGCGAGATCCGGTCTAACTCAGCCTCACCGACCTCACCTAATGCGCCTAGCGAGCTACGCACCGCCGATACGGTGCTGGCGATCTGGGCGAGGTCATTGCTCACACCGGCACTATTGATCCCTTTAATGATTTTCGAATACTGCGACCCCATTGCAGGGGCTTCGGCATTTTGTGCAGCAATCACCGCGCCGCTTTTATCTGATTGCAGGTTGGGAGCCATCATTCTGGCACCGACATACGCACCGGCTGCACTGGCGCCGATTGCCATTGCCCCTGTGCTGCGCAGATTCCCCGCTGTCTGTTGCATCCTATCGTAGCGTGCTCGCGCCTGCGTCACTGCCGCCAACCGCCGTTGCTGTTCCGCTAACTGGCGGTTATAGCGTGCGGTTTGATCGCTAATCTGATCTGTTGCCCTGCGGCTGCGATCGAGTATCACGCCGTGCCGTGCCAGCTCTGCCCGTAGTTGTGTTAACTGTTGGGTTTCATTGGCCTGAGCGGTGGATAACAGCCTGATCAGCTCACGTTGCCGTTTCAGTGCTGCGTTTTGTTCGTCCGTTCGCGCACTGGCGGCACCAAATTCGGCACGCATCGCGGCGGCTTTGGCTTTAGCTTGTTCCAGTTCGCGGGTTGTTTTAGCGGATGCAGCGCTCAGACGGTCGAAGCTGCTGGCCTGCCTTCCTAATCCGTTGAGGGTGTTTTGTGTTGCTCTGATTTGGTCAGCCAGCGCCGCCGTGCCGCTGCGTGCAGCACTGACGGGCCGAGCCATATTGTTGATCGCGTTGAAGGCAACGCGAATATTGAGATTGCGATCTGTCATTCCGAGTTTCCGCTTCTAACGGCCGCTCGGCTGCGCCATGCCAGCAGTTCATCTACCGGCATGGCGTCCATCGCCGACGGCAACCAATGGAAAATTGCTGCGATGTCGGCCATCACCTCTTCAACACAGTTAAACGGGCAGTGAATTACGCCGTTACCGCGCCCGTCTCGCTCGCTGGGGAAGAGGGTTGCAAAAAAGTCGCCACCGCATTGGAGAGCTGGCAAAAATCCCAGGTATCCATCGCTGTGAGTTCTTCTTTCGTCAGTGCCGGACTGGTAACGCGCGGGAGCAACGTCAGCAGGCTATCAACATCGGACGTCATCACATCGTAGACCTTCAGCCCGCGCAGCGATCCGGCCTGCTTCAATGCGCCGGTGATCGTGACTTCTTTCACATCACCGCCTTTACGCGTGATCGGGTTTTGCAGAATGACGACGTTATTTTGTTTCTCAGTCATGGTAGAAGTTTCCTGTTATAGCCCAACGTTAGCGCGGTGTTTTTCCAGCATATCGACACCGGCCACTTTATAAATCATGTTCAGCACATCCACTTCCATGACCTCTTCACCGCTGATCGTCAGCTTGAAGTAGGTATTTTTCAGGGTGTATTTATGTGCTGTATCTTCACCCACTTTGGCAGAGCCTGGGTCAAGATCGGTAAACCGGCCACGCGTCTGGATTTCACACGGCACCGCTTCGCCTGTGGCTTCATCCTGATACGAACCTGCAAAGCGCGTTTGCATACCGTCCGCAGTGGAGACGCCCCACTTTTTCAACAAGCCAGCATCCAGCCCGCCGAGCGTGATTTCCATATCCAGCGCGCCCGCATCAAAACCGAAGTCAATCGCGACAAAGCCAGGCATACCACCCGCTTGATAGTCTTCCGTCTTGCGCGTGAGTTTGGGCGGTGTCACTTCCGGCACCTGGCCGAAATAGTTGTCACCGTCGATAAACAGATTGAAATATTTAAGTTTCTTTGGCAGAGACATGATTTACCCCTTACCCGCTGAACGTATTGGCGAACGTCGCGAAGTATTCGTCAGTAAACTCCTGCACCAGATCCAAATGCTCCAATGGCGGAACGGGTGTGTAGTTGTATTTGATGGTTAATTTTCCAGTGCGCAGCGTTTCGCCGGTGTTGGTTTCTTTGTCATACCAGCAATTAGCACCCAGCAGACGGCCAGCAGTGACCAGCGCCGTTAACTTGCGGTTGATGCCGTCCACAATATCCTTTGCCAGCGAGGGCGTAAGCGGCTTATCAATGTAGAAGAAATGCGCTTCTGCGATGGTGTCTGCGAGGATTTGCGCTGTACGGGTATAGCTTTCAAACAGATAGGTTTCACGGTCACAGGTGCGTGATCCCCAAAAGCGAAAACCGTTCTGCTTAATCAGCGTGGTGATGCCGTTGCTGTTCAGCTCATCCGCGTCGGTATCGGTTCCTTGTAGCGTGAAATACACATCTTTGCTCAGTCCCAGCACACCGTTTACAGCAACGTTGGATAACACCTTGTGCCAGCCCGTCTCCGCATCAATTTTGGCACGCAGGCCAACCGCGAACGCTGGCGCGGGTACGGTCGCGTTTTCCCCTTTTGCGGTGTCGTAGGCGATAAAGTCAGGCCAGATCACCATAAGTTCACGCTGGGAGAAATTTTCGCGGTACGTTTTCGCCGCCGCGATAGTTGCGCAGTCATGCGCACTGACATAGGCGAACGCGTTTAGCTTTTCAGCCATTACGGCCAACTGTGCGGCAACGGCTTGAGTGTCCAGCTCAGGCACTGCCAGTACACGCGGACGAACACCAATACGCGCCTCTGCCGACAGCAGCGCATACAGCCCCGTATAGCGCCCGTTGGCATCGGAACCGCCGATCACTAACTGATCTTGCGTCGGTTTAGGTTCATTGCCTTCAGCCTGCGCATTCGCCGCATCAGCCACGCGGATTACCACCGTTTGAGGGCTGGCCTGATCGGAAATGCATTTCAGCGTGGTGTGTAACGTGCCTGTTTTACCCGCTTTGCCCAATACGCTGGCAACACGGGTTAACAGTACCGGTTCGTTTAACGGGAACGTATCAGCGTCGGCATCATCGGCGGTACACACCACGCCGATCACTGCCGAGTCGATATCGTTAATGATGGTGCTGAGATCCGTGGTTTCTCGGACGGTCACACCGTGATGATAATTAGTCGCCATGCTTGTTGCCTCAATGCGTCAAATGTCCGGCTTCATGATTGCGGGATTTCACTGCCTGTGCACGGCGTTTGCTGTGTCTTAGAGCCGTGACAACCAGCGCCGGTTGTCCCTACGCGCGCGTAACGCGAGTATTCATGCAGAGATCAGGGGGTAACAATGTCAATCATGGATACGCTAGGGGTTATTTCTGGACGGTTGGACGAATATTCACCCCGTCCGGCGTTTATGGTGAGGGTTGGCGATAAGCAGGTTACAGAGCTGAATGATCGGCTGATGTCGTTATCGTTGACGGATAATCGCGGGTTTGAAGCTGATTCACTGGAATTGGTGCTTGACGATGCAGACGGAAAATTAGCATTGCCGGAGCGCGGTGCAAAGGTCACGGTGGCGCTGGGCTGGGCGAATGAACCGCTAATCAGCAAAGGGACATTCACGGTTGATGAAATTGCGCATCGTGGTCCGCCGGATCAGTTGACTATCAGCGCCCGAAGTGCGGATTTCAGAGAAACCTTCAACGTTAAGCGTGAATACAGTTGGCACAATGTTACTGTCGGATTTGTGGTATCTGCCATCGCCAGCCGTTACGGACTGAAAGCCGGTGTAACGGAACGGCTGGCGAAGCTGGAACTTGACCATGCTGACCAGACGAATGAATCAGATATCAGCTTCCTTACTCGCATGGCAGAAATGGTTGGGGCAATCGCAACCATAAAAAACGGCATGTTGCTGTTTATTGTTCCAGGGCAGGCGGTTTCACAAAGTGGCAAGCCACTACCGGCCATCACCATTACACGCAGTAGCGGAGACAGTCACAGCTTCCGCGTTGCTGACCGCGACGCGTACACCGGCGTGACGGCGTACTGGCTGGATCTGAATTTTGGCAAAACCAAAACGACAAAGGTAAAAAATAAACGCAAAACCAGTACGCCAGCTAAAAAGAAAGAACCCGCATCCAGCAGTAAAGAGGGGAATTATCTGAAGGGAACGGAAGGTAATGTTTATGTTATGCGTTCGACGTTTAAAACCGAGCAAGCGGCAAAACGTGCAGCCGCAGCGAAATGGTCGAAGTTACAGCGTGGTGCCGCAGAATTCAGTATGACGTTAGCGCGAGGCCGTGCCGATTTATATCCCGAATTACACGCCCGTATGTCTGGATTTAAAACGGTTATCGACAATGCCGATTGGATAATTACACGCTGCGTACATGAAATCAGCCAATCAGGATTTACGACATCGCTGGAATTTGAAGTGAAAATAACGGATTGGGCAGCAGACGATAATGATGATTAATGCAACGCCTGTGTATAATGACAGTAACACCAACCGTTTGAGAGGTTGTCATGGCGATCAAATGTCCAAAGTGCCGCGCAACTGCAAAAACACGTACCAGCGTAGAACTCAGCCCATTGGTTCGACGTAGTTATCACCAGTGCCAAAATATGATGTGTGGCTACTGCTTTACCAGCATGACGCACATTGATGAAGCACTGAATGAAACGAAACCCGCGCCTGGTGCATGTGTCCCCACCAATATCTTTCCCCGCAGTCACAAAGGGGAAAATCAGTTGGATTTAGCTCTATAAATCATTAAGCGCCAGAAACTAAAGGCTAGTAATGGCGCTTAATTTAACTACTGGTACTAATGCAGAAGTTCAGGAAATTTTTTTTCAACCATAGAAAAGGCATTAGGGCACTGTTTCTTCAGCACAACATAGTCAACCAGGCATCTATCAACTTTTTTATCTTGTCCTACAGAATAAGTGCTATCAACTAGCGAGGATACTGGATCTAAGCGAATAGCCTTTGACATTTGGCTGCTAAAATCCATCATGTCAGATAATAATTGAGTGGAACAGTGTTCTGCCCCTTTTATCATTAACTCACTCAAATTATTGTTGCAGTGTGATGGGGCATCCAGAAAGGCGTATGTCAATTCTTGACGAACTTCGATGTAGCGATGTTCAAATATCTTGCTTCCAGCAAAAACCCCTATCACGCCTAATGCCGTACATAAACCAAACCATAATGAATTCATGTTGAGTTCAAGTCTCCCCCACATGAACGAAGTCATTATTCCCCAAGATATTCCGATACCGGTCAACAAACTCCCTAAACCGCTCCATATGTTTCCGGCAATAAAGTACATAATTGCAGCATAGATGCCACAACAAAAAGGAGTAAGGCAGCATAAGCCTTTTAAGCAACACTTAATTTTATCTAAAGAATTAATGCCCAT